GGCCCACCGCCCTGAGAGATTTACCGAAATTTTGTAGCCAGCATTCTCATCCCCTTCTGTTCCGAGATTCTGAACATTACTGAGGACTTTAGACTGATTATGAATGATGCAACGACGCGGAGAGGCATTATCAAAAATACCTATGCCGAATTTAGGAGGATTTTGATACTGGTATCCAAATGTGTATAGGGTTATAACGCATGCTCTGTTATTGCCTCCGTATGTAAGGACTCCTCGATTTTGGGTGTCTCTGGAATAGAAAGCATAACCATCACCTCCAGATGCATCATAGTAAAACAACCTTAGAACGTTATCGTTCTCATGCACCACCGCCGATCCTAACCCACCTGAAGGTATAGAAAAAGTTTGTTTTCCCATCAGTGTTAATGGCATGGTCCCTTTTATGTAAAAGGGATTACCAGAATTATCAGAAAGAGCAACCCCGAAATCCATATTCTATTTCCTGACAAAAAAAAGAAATGTTCCTGCATAGGCCTGTAGCGTTCCTGTTGAGTAATCAGAATCGCCTGCGGAACTGATGCTGAAATTATTGCCTGAGATACTTACCCTTCGCCTTCCCCTGGGCGAAGTACCCATATTAGCCTGAAAGGTATAATCAAGATAATAGCCAGCCGGAACCTGAAAGGAAAATGATCCGCTCTGTTGACCATTTGCCACTTCGAGGGTCCCGGCTACCAAAATTCTTACTATCCCGGTATTGGTATCTCGGCCCTGAGCATCCCATGTTCCAAAACCCCAATTAGCCATCAAAACTCTCCAGTTAAACGCCCAACCTGAACCAGCGAACCATCAGCAGACAATACTGATATTCCGGTATTTGTCTGTTTATACTTTCCTTCGCCAGAAACGGAGCCATAGTTTTCAATAACACCGGTCTTGAAATTGATGCTGAGGCCCACCTGATTCTGAACGTAATTATCAGACTGGAGAACATCAGTAATATTCCCCCTTCCTATCCATGCAGTACCTATGAACGCCTGGCTGATTAGCACCTGACCGTCTTTTATAACGAAGGGTGAATAGACGTTATTTCCGCTGCCATTGATAACGACGAACTGGTTGGCATTGACTGCAAAGCGCGTGTTGACCTGAGAGCCGTTGATGGTCACGGCAACAGACATACCCGCGTCATAGTTCACGCCCCCATAGCTGATACCCGCCTTTAGCGTGTAAATGGCCGAACCGCCGTTAGCATCAGCATAGGCAGTCATTTTTTGCTGAATCGCTGCGGAGTTATCAGCGACAGCCTGATTAGTGGCTTTGAATCCGGCTGTAACGGTTGTGTTCAGTTCAGCAACTGAACTCTGTGCATCCGCTGCAACCTTTCTGGCCTCAATGATCCCGGCGCGGTTCTCTCCATAGTTGGCCCACTGCTGCTGCACATCGTCATAGTTAGCCAGGATGCTTTCGGCCAGCGCTTTCGGGTCGGTAATGAGCGGCTTAAGCAGGGCCTTGCCGTCTTCAGACTGAAGGTACTCTTCAACCACGCTGCCTATCAGGTCATCGGCATTGACGTTAGACATACCCGCTTTAAAGTCTGTCCAGTCACCGGTATTCCCGATTTTGTCCACCAGCCGGGCGCGGTACCAGCGACGAACGCCAGCAGGCATCGGGCCGTGCTGATAGCTCACCCCCGGATAGGGCACATAAGCAAGGAACTGTGGATTCTGGCCGTCTGATGTCGTAGCCACCTGAATCTCGGTGTAAGCCGTGTCGCCTGAGCCATCAGGAAAACTCCATGTTACATCAATAGCCCATACCACATTGTCTGTGGCCATCAGGTTAACCGGCGTTCCCGGTTTGCCCGCCTTGCCTGTGATTGTCGTGCTGTCGGAAAATCCCCAGGGTGATGAGACTTCAGCAGCATTCACCGCCCTGACGCGCACGTCATAAACACCGCTGTAAACGCCGCGAATGCTGAAGCTCTGTGCGCTGGTCTGGCTGACGTTAACCCAGTCGCCCTTGTCCTTGCGCCACTGAGCGACGTAGCTGATTGCACCTTCTACCCTGTCCCACGTGGCCTGCATGGAGGCCACAGACAGCCCCTGCTCAACGTAGCTGACCTCTGCCAGTTTGATATTAACCGGAGCCTTGAGAACATTTATAGGGGTGACGGTGATGGGCGCTGGCTCAATGCGCACACCATCATCAATGTAGCGGTACTTGTTCGGGTCATGCTGGACGCCCGCGACAGTAAAGGTGCCATCGTCATTGCCGGAGATTGAAGTGACGCGAAAGTACTGGATAGCCAGATTGTCACTGTCTATCGCCCAGACTGCACCGGCAACAGGCTGCATTCTGAACGCGGTAGCAACCGTTACTGTTTTTTTATCGTCACTGACGGCGGATATGGTGCGTGTCTGTGCCGTTCCGTCTGGCAGATTCACCACAAGTCTGTCGCCAGCAGCGTAATCAATGGCGCGGTCCAGGCCGAAGTTTCGCCCGTTAACCGAACTCAGCCGTCCGCCGTTTTGCCTGCCACTTCGGAACGGATCAGCAACGCCAATGATTTCAGCCGGAACCGGAATATAACCGTCCAGGCCAACGCCGAAGGATACCGTGCCGTCTTTGGCGTTCGACAGAATAGCCCAGCGGCCACGGCGGTGCGCTTCACTCTGTGACGTACAGCCAATCGCCGTCAGGCTCATCTCCCGGACGTCATAGCGCTGCACCAGCTCTGAATCGTAAACACCCTCAACTGTATCGGAATAATGGTTTACTGGGTCTGACCAGCTAACCTGACAGGATGAATAGCGGTTCTTGTAACTGCCTCCGGCGTAGCTGAACATGCCGTCAATGACGTTTGCGGCGTGATAGACAAAATCCACATCAACGTTGCCGCTGGAGTCCACCTGCGGCACGTCGGCGTTGATGAATATCTGGTTATTACCCCAAAAAGTGATACCACGGAAGATAGCGGCAATGTCCTTCAGAACGGTGTAGGCGTCCTGCTGGCTCTGAATGAATACGTTGCAGGTAAAGCGCGGCTCAGTACCGCCCGCGCCATTGGACACCGGCTCATCGCAGTACTGCGCGATGCTGTAAAGCTCCCACTTATCAATCATGGACGCATCAACGCGGTTTCCCATCCCGTAAATCTTATCCAGTACCAGGTCGTAAAAAATCCACGCAGGGTTGTTGGTATAAGCGTATTTGAAATCACCGGACCAGCTACCGCTGTAAGTGCGGCTTACCGGGTCATACGTGGTCGGAACGCGCACCAGCTTACCTTTAGGTTTGCAGGTGATTTTCGGAGCCTGGCCGTTAAACTGCTGCGCATTGACTTCAATATAAAGCAGGGCTGTATTGGGGTAGCGCAGTTTGCTGTCGATGACCTCTGCGAATGAAAAGACTTTGAAGGCGTTAATGAGCTTTGAGGAATTCGAATCTGCGGTGATCCGGCGCACGCGCACTGACCAGCCGCTTGTTGCACGCGGAAGGGTGATGCGGTGGTCACGCTGATATTCCGACGTGGTTTTGCCGCTGAAACGACCGTCCACAACCTGCACCCATGAACCGCCATCGGTTGACAGGTCAATTGCATACTGCGTCACCGTGCCGACCATATCGCCGTTGTCTTTATACTGATACTGCACGGGAAGGCTGAGTTTGATGCGCACGGCATCCAGCGACAGGTTAGTATACTGGCGTGTCCAGGGCACAGACTGCGTGACGGTCACACCAACCGAAAGCTCGTTATCCACTTCCGGCATGCCCGGAATATAGGTCTGGTCCTGCGTGCCCTTCCTCCAGTCCCACACCACGCCAGTGAAATTATAGGTGCCGTCATCATTGGCAAGCTGCGTGTCGTTCAGGTAAATCTGCTGCGCCGTTAAGTCTCCCTGAATTTCGCCTTCAGAGATCGCTACCAGCAGTTTTAATTTGGCGACGGAAAGCAGGTCGTCTGGCTGCTCAACGGGCGTGTGCGCCTCACCGCCGCCACCGCCCTTGTTACCCTGGTAAATCATTTCGCCGTCAAGAAGCCGCATATTTCACCCATAAAAAAAAGCCACCCGTAGGTGGCCTGTCTGATTCTGAATTTTACTGCTGATCGCTGGTAAAACTGCCCGCGCTGATGATCGCACCGCCAATTTCCCGCTGGCCGTAAAGCACCGGCACCGGATAGCCCATTGCAACGGTATTGACCGGTGCGCCAAAGGCATAGTTGGGTTTATTGTCCGTGTTGGACGATGCGCCTACGTTGTATTTTGGCTGCGGGGTCAGCATCTGGACCACGCCGCCCAGCAACATACTGATACCCAGCCCGGTTAATGCCGTGGTCACGCCAGTTGCCGCTGCGGCACTCAGTCCAAACGCCGCCAGTGACGCGCCGGCTGTAAAAAATGCGGCCACAATAGCAACAGCACCAATAATAATTTGCAGCGTGCCGCCGCGCTTGGAACCTTCGATAATGGGTTCCATTTCAAACTCAGCAGACGCGGAACACATATCAAATTCCTGTAGTGAGATATTGTCTCTGCCACTGAAAAACGCGAAACGGACCCCGTTAAGATGCGCGTTAGATACGTACTTTTTGAAGCCCGGCACCTGTGAACACATAGCGCGGATAAGCTCGCGCAGGTCCGCAACGTGGAAACGGTGAACCGGCCCAAACTTTTTTGCCATTATCCCTTTTAAACGCATCGTTTTAAGCATCAGCCAGCTCCTTTCGACGCACGACACGCACGGTACGGTTACGCCAGTAATCGCCATAGGGAACGCGCGTGGATAAATTGCCCGAGTTATGATGAAGAATGAGATTGTTACCCAGATAAATTGCTGCATGGTTGGTGACAGGCGACTGAATGCGCATCATGATCATGTCGCCTTCGCGCATGTCCTGAAGTGGCACTTCGGTAAAGCCCTCAGCCTGCCAGTTATCGTCATAACGGTTTTCTTTGCCGTCCACCCACCATTCATAATCCACCGACCAGTTATTCAGCGTTATGCCGTGTTCCTGACGGTAGTAATCCATGATGAGCGTCCAGCAGTCAGCAAAGCCCAGCACCCACTGACGTCCGACCAGCTCACGTTCACCACGGGGGCTGATGGTGCAGAAATCGCCGTCCGGCCAGGACATGATCCCCCACTCTATGCCGGAATAGTCGCACTGCACGCGGTCACGCTCAGACGGGATAAGCTGAGGCACATCAGGATGAGAGTGAAAAACCATCAGAACTGAACCCTGCTGCTCAGCCTGGCGTTTTTCCTCTGGCGAAATTGCAAAATGCTCGGTCGGGTTTTCTGAAATATTTTTGCAGGGGATGTATATCTGCGCCCTGCCTGCCTGAACCACCAGCCCACAGGCTTCTTTCGGGTATTCAGCGGCCACATGCTCGGTAATTGCCGCCATGATTTTTTCGCGCATTGTTATTTCCCCTGAAGGTTGGCAGCGGGGAAGCCCCCGAAGGGTAGCGGCTCGCTGTCACCAAACCGCGCCTTACAGTCAGCCAGGCGACCCCCGCAAACGTCCTTTGACGGGTCAGAAGTCGCTGAACCGTCTTTGGCAAAATAACGGGTACCGGCATAGTCACAGCCGGTTCCGGTCCGGTACCAGCCTCGCATACACCAGGTGCAGACGGGCGTGATCTGACGGGAAGGCAGTTGCAGGCTCTGAATATCAAAGGGCGAACACAGCTCGAAATCAACCTGATTACGGTTTTCGGCGGTCTTGGCATTGACGTAGAAAACCTGAAGCCGCTCTTCTTGTGGGTTAGCGTTAGGATTACCCGCCGTCCAGTTGGCCGCATCCAGATACTTCACCATCGTGGTGTGTATTTTGACTTTGGCCTTAACCATGTCATCGAACTGAAGGCAAAGCGCGGTGACGTAATTACCCACATTGCCGACAGAAAGCTTTGGCGTGGGCTGAGAACCGGAACTGGTCATTTCAAGCCCGGTCACCTCATAGGGATGTGGATCGTACTCGTTGCCCTGCCAGATAATGGAGGGCAGGTTTTCAGCCGCGAAGGATTTCCAGCCCTCGACTGAAATGTTGTAAGCATGGAAGCGGAGAACGGTATCAAGCCCGAAGGCCGTACCGTCAATTTCTATCAGATGCACCAGGCTTCCCGGCTCCAGTGACTGGATATCCTGATTAAAGCTCATTTTTCACCCATAAAAAAAGGACGCCGGAGCATCCTGTAATATTGTGACCTGTCACGGCGCAAAAGCCTGCTCAAAGGTAAAAGTGATCTCCACAAAATCACCGTTGATGAACTTAGGGTTTATTGAATCAGACTTTACCCTGAACAGCTTTTTCTCACCCCAGGGATTGGTCCACCAGAAAGAACGGGTAACGTGTGCTTTAAGAAATGCCCTCAGCTCAGCTATGACGGCCTTCCTGCCGTTACATGTCAGCGACCAGGTTTCAGACTCATCATTGATACCTCGCCCTGACACCTGCTTGTAACCGTCACCAAACTGCGCAGCGTTTGTTGAGACGTTAACCTGTTCACTGGCCTGTAGCCTGACTTCCCAGGTAAATGTGTCTGTCGCCATTGTCACTGCCGCCCGTTGTAGAGAACTCCGCCAGGAGTCATTTGTGATTTAGCCCAATCGTTAACTTCTTTGCGGATTATTCCCTTTAGCTGTTTCGCGGCTGATGCAGTTTTTTCAGTACCTGCGTCACCACTGTCAGACGATCCGCTGATATGAACAACCGTATCGCCAATATTGATTACCGGAGTACCACCACCAGAACGCGCCACGCCGGACGCTACAGGCCGCTCAGTGGGTGCAGTAACCAGCCCGCCGTCAGCATAGCCGCGCATCATGTCGTAAAGGTTTGAAACGCCAATACGCTCCGTTGCCTCTTTGGTGAAAACGAATTCACCTTTATGAACCAAACCTGCCGGATCGTTCTTCCCGCCAACTCCCGTGAAGCCGCCACTGTCAAACCCCTGATAACTGGTACTCATGCCCATCGCGCCGGTACTGCCCGCAGATGCCGCAACACCTGACCCGACGGCACCTAGTGCGGAACCGCCGAAGCTCATAAAGGATGACAGCACTGTTTTAGTGAGCAGAGCCTGTGCGGTCATTTCAACCAGGCTTTTAATGACGCTTTGCACCAGCGAGGCAAACAGGTTTGAAATGCTCTCCTTAAAAGACTGTGTGCCGGTAAGCAACCCCGTCAGGGAGTTAGTCACTCTCTCCGACGCTGCTTCCGCCAGGCTCACAATCCCTTTATTCAGCGCGCTCTGTCCGGCGTACAGATTGAGAGCAGCCTGATACTGCGCATCTGCTGAATCCCGTGAGGATTTCTGCATCAGCGCTTCATAGGTTTCCTTATTAAGTTTGCCGTTGGCGTAGTAGGCATCGTAAAGGCTCTGCTGCTGCACGAGCTGATTCTGGAGCTGCGCAACCGGGTCAACCTCACCCGCTATATTCAGCTTCGGTGCTGCCATGCGGCTGGCCTGCGCCTGAATAAGCTTTTGGGCAGAGTCATTTGCAAGCGTAATACGGGCTGACTGATACTCCTGCTCAGTCATCAGACGTGATGCATAAAGCTGCTTAAGGTCCCGGCTAGCCTCTGACTCCTGACGCATAACCGCTTTGGCCGGAGAGTACTGCTCAGCCAGTTCCTGACGCTGCCGCTGGTAGTTTGCCGCATTGAGCGTCATCACCCGCTGAACTTCAGCCTGACTCACACCAGAGGCTTTAGCCTCCTTCAGGATTTTTTCCTGCGATGCCTTTTCCTGAAGGTTGATTTTTTCCAGGCTGGAAGCGTGCGCCTGCTCTATCTCATTTCGCAGCGACTGAAACTGTTTAAGCGCCTGCGCGGCCTTTTTGTCTGCTTTAGCGGGGTCCTCTCCACCCCAGGGGGATTCGACTTTTCCCGCATCAGCCGCTGCGGCTGTCGCCGCCTGAATATCGCTTTGAAGAGCTTTAGCCCGGTCAGCAACGCCTGTTTTCACAAGAAAGCGGGCATTAGTTGCGTTAGTGATGTTATCTCTGGCTGTTGATGCCGCTGAATCAAGGTCTTCGAGCTGCCCCTTTAGCTGACGCTTTTCTTTTTCTAGCGTTTCAGCAGAGGGGAAAAGAAATCCAAGCGATGAACCTTCGCGGCTTTTAGCAAGGCTGATCCGCGTGTCGCTGTAACGTGACAGCTCATCTTTCACTTTTTCACGCTGCGTGTTGATGTTGTTCAACTGCTCAGTGTAATCGTCTAATTTAACCGACAACTTCACATCTGAGAGTTGCATCAATGCCGCTGTTGTTTCAACTACCGCGCCTTTCAAATCAAGCGCTGACTGACGGGCCTGCTTGGCCTGCTCATGGAAATAAAGCACAGCAGAACCGGCCAGCATGGCTGCACCTACGGGACCACCAATGAGCGAAAGTGCGCCACGCGCCAGCCCGGAAGCAACCGATGCTGCCCTCGTACTGAGAGAAAGTTGTGAATTAGCCCCGGCAAGCCGCTCAGTAGCCGCTGCTTCAGCGATTCTCGACTCTCTGATCGTGCGACTTAGCGCAACCTGCTCTTTCTGATAGCCAACATTGATGCCCGCTGCCGCGTTTGCCGCTGTACGCGTGCCAAGATAACGGGCCTCTTCCTGAGCCTGTGACCGCGTGGCCTGTGCCACTGCAATGGTCTGCCTGGCGATTTCGGCCTGCTGTAATGCGTTTCTCCTGACTGCCATTTCGTTAGCGGTCCAGGATGTCACACTTTCCCTGAGCCCCGCTGTCAGTTTGGTTGAGATAACCGGAATCAGGGTATAGAGCGCGACTGAGGCAACGGTATTAAAGTTATCAGCCAGGGCGTTTACGGATTCCGTAATGCTCTGAACACCGGAGCGAAGAGGACCGTTACCAGACTGACCGACCTTGATGATCAAACCTTCAAAAGCGCTTGTCAGCCCCATCAGATCGCCGTTGAGGTTATTCACCCTGACAGCGGCCTGCTCATGGGCAGTCTGCGTATCCGTAAGCGATTTGGTCAGCTCATCAAGTTTGCCTCGGTTACTGGTAAGAATGGAGGCGGCGTTGATGTTCTCTACGCCAAACAGCTTAACGGCCTGCGCCGTAGAGAGGTTTTTGCCTGCAAGATTCTCCAGCGCTTTGCTCAGCCCGACAACAGAGGGCTTGAGCGTCTTGTCCGTACCTTTTTCGAGGTTCAGGATGATGTTACGCAGCGCAGTACCCGCTTCACCGCCTTTGATTTCACGCGATGCCAGCACCTGAATAGCAGCATTGAGCGTTTCAAATCCGATCCCGGCCTGCGCTGCGGCCACACCACCATTTTTAATCGCGGCGGCGGTGTCGTTAATTTCAGACGCACCAAATTTAGCACCTGCAGCCAGCACGTTAATGTAACGGTCTGCCTGCTCAGCGCCCGCGCCGAACTGATTAAGTGACAGCGCCAGGGTGCGCGTTGCATCAGGCAGCGTACTGCCGCCAGCCTGAGCCAGAAGAAGCGCGCTGTTTGTCGCCTTTTGAAGCCCGTCAGCCGTCTCAAGCAGTTCAGGTTTAGCCGAAGCCATCAGCTTCAGCGCCTCAACTGCCTGACTGGCACTATACTCTGTGGTGCGTCCCATCTGCTGCGCGGCCTGATCGAGGGCGCGGAGCTTGTCACCCGTTGCGCCCGTAATAGATGACAGGTCAGACAGTGCCTGTGAGTATTGCCGCGAGGTCTGAATAATCGCACCCAGCGAAAAACCGACACCAGCCAGCCCGGCGATGCGACCTGCCAGGCCGCTTACCGTGGAGGTTACCCGTTTATAGGCCTCTTCAGTCTTTTTGGCATCATCCTGCGCCTGTCGGTTGAACTGGCGAGACTGTTTGTTAGCATCGCCATACGCGCCGATAAGCTGCGTTTTGAAGTTGGCAGCATTGAGGTGAAGCCCTACGGCAAGGGAAGCGACATCAGCCATTACATTAACGCCCTCATGACAGCATCACACTGCTGACTGACGTCAGGCGCAGTTACGTTACCTGCAGGGTGATGTGGGGTTGCGAGAGAAGAAGTGTTTTCAGGGCCAGGCTGTTTCAGAATTCCCTGTTGAAGGAAGTACGCCCGCCAGTGGTTCAGCACGTCACAGGGCAGCGCCGCTATGACGTAGGGGTCAGGTTCGCCCCACCTGTCAGCCAGCCAGAAAATAAGCTGGAGCCACGGCGAGCCCGTTAGTTTTTTTCCGCTTCTTCCAGCTTGCCGATAGCATGCGTTTTAACGCGCTCAATCGCTTCCATCAGGGCTGGATTGTCATGCGAATCAATAAGCTCAGCCGCCGTGGGCAGCAGCTCTGGGGGAATGGCTGAGCCGTCTGAATTGACCAGGCTGTCAATGACAAGCTGAACGCTCATTTCTGAAATAGCACGGACATTGCCGCTTTCCTGAGCCTTATCCAGCGACTCTTCATAGCTGATAAGCTCACCAGCGGTGCGGCGGCGGATATAAACAGGGGTGCCGAACATTTCAGTTTTTACGGCGGTGTTCTTTGGTTGCAGCAACAGTGACTTGAGCTTAGAAATATCGAAATTATCTGACATCAGAATTTACCTGCTGAGGAATTAAAGCCGCCATGACAGCGGCGCTGTTTAAGAATTAAGAGCCGGAAGCAACGCCCCAGTCGATATTGTTTTGCTTGCCCTGGACGGTGATCTGAATGACTTCACTGGCAGGCGCGGTAATTTCATTCAATTGCCAGCCAGACAGCGCCAGCACCATGTTAGCGGTGCGACCGTTTGGCAGTTCAACGTAAAACTGCACCGTCTGACGGTTTTGCGCAGCATTGAGGAAGGCAGCAAAATCCGTATTGGAAGGATCATCAATAAACCCGAGCGACTTTTCAGGGCCTTCGGGCAGATCAGAAACAAACTGCTTTCCCTTATCTTTTAGCGTAGTGCAGTCAACGAAGCCGCCCGTCTGGCCCGTTGCGCCGAGCGCTTTACAGTTAATCAGCGGTTTCATCGCGGAAACCGCCGCGCCAGCCGCGCCCCACATAACCACGGTGCCAGCAGGCAGCATCGCGTATTCTGGCGAAGTTTTATCAGCCATGACTTTTCTCTCTGTTGAAGTGGTAGCGGCTGCTACCCGTTGTTTTGAATGCGGTCCCGTATTTCAACCGCGAGGATTCTGAGGACGCGGGATTTGTTGTAATCCAGCGCCGG